CAAACGGCTTCCGCAATACAAGCGGCTGATGGAACGGGCGGAGCGTGAGTTGGATCGCTTCGAGATATATCTGGAAACTGTAATCGGTTCGGCGGCACTTGCGGCAATTGGGCTTGGCTTGGCACATTCTGAGGCGTTAGTAAATGCAGTATCGGGGGGCTTTACGGGGCTGTCTTCGGCGGCCATGAAGCCATTACTTGAATATCTAAAACCTGATGGGCCTCTTTATAAACGGCTCGAACTGCTAACAGGTGGAACAGTTGACAAGGTAATACAAGCGATTGTAGACGGGGTGGGGCAGGGCTTCAATCCGCGCAAGATCGCAGACATGATACAAGATGCTTTCGGCGGCGGGCTTACGGATGCACTACGCAATACTCGAACTGTGCAACTTTACAGTTATAGAGACTCGGCACGGGCCAACTACATGGCAACGGATGGACTTGTCACGGGCTGGATTTGGTGGGCTGAATTGGACGATATATGCTGTATGTCATGCGTGGCTCAGCATGGAACCATCCACTACCTGGATGAACAGTTAGACGATCACTATAACGGACGTTGCGCCGCGTTGCCCTACATCCCCGGACTTAGTGATGAACCGAGCGAGTTAGGCAAGGCATGGTTTGAGGGCTTATCAGAACAAGAGCAACGGGCAATGATGGGTAATAGCAAGTGGGAAGCGTGGCAGGCTGGTAAGTTTGAATTTAGCAAACTGTCACAGGAACATGAAAACGAAGTCTACGGCAAGATGCGAAGCGAAGCAAGTTTGATAAGTCTAATAGGTGAATAGCCGGAAAGGTAAAGAATAATCCATAATGCGAATTGAAACAAAAGACCTGGCCGCCTCAAAGCGTAAAAATCTTTGGGAGGTCGTGCCATTATCCACGCCTTTTTCGATGTACATTGACGTTACCAATCGATGCAACTTCGCCTGTAAATATTGTCCGACTGGCAACCCGGACATGATACAGGCGGCGAAGCGGGAATTGCGGTACATGACGCTTGACCTGTTTCTCAAGATTATCGCGGACATGGGCGAGTTTGCCGAACCGGTCAAAGTCGTAAACCTGTACAAGGACGGCGAGCCATTAGTTAATCCAAACTTCCCGCTCATGGTGCGCCTGTTGCGCGAGGCGGGCGTGTGTGAAAAGATATACGCCAAGACAAACGGACAGCTTATCGCCAAATATCCCGACCTAGCTACATTGCCGCTGGATATGCTCGGCCTGTCTGTGTCTCATGTAACATCGGGAGGCTTCGAGAAGATAAGCGGCAGGCGGGTGGATTATGACGAATACAAAGACGGGGTAAGGCGGCTGTTTGATGACAGTCGGCGTAAGTTCACCATCAACGCCAAGATCGCACGCTATCAGATGACGGATGCAGACATTGAAAAGTTTTACAGAGACTTCGGGCCGATATGTGATACGGTGGCAGTCGAGGGCTTGCACGGATGGGGAGCTAACAGTATCAAGGACATGCTACTGGAAGACATAGGCACACATGACGGCACGCCATTCAACTATAAGCTGGCCTGCCCGCTCCCGTTCTACATGCTGAGCGTAAGCAGTGATGGGACGGTAAACGTTTGTTGTGCTGAGTGGGGAAACTTCCATAGGCTGGGCGATGCGAATACACAAAGCCTGTTTGATATTTGGAACGGCGGAAACTACAAGGCATTCAGGCTGATGCACTTGGAAGGCAGGCGCTTTGAAAACATAGCCTGTAATGATTGTCAATATCGGGACACCCTACCCGATAACATAGACGAACACAGACAGCAGATGCTAGAAAGGATGAAATGAAAGTCTATATTGCTTCCCCCTTTTTCACTGGCAACGTGGAGCAAAACGTCAGAGCGGCCTGCGATGCCGCCGATGCAGTCTCGCGCCTGGGGCATTTCCCTTACATCCCCCATCTGACAATGTATTGGCACAGACTACCAAAACGCTCACATGAGTTTTGGCAGGAACAGGATTTCGTCTGGCTCCGGCTTTGCGATGCTGTGCTGAGACTTGGCGGGGAAGCTCCCGGCGCGGACATGGAAGTGGCTGAGGCTGAAAGGCTCGGCATCCCCGTTTATTATTCGATAGATGACATCGAAAAGATGTGGCCTGCCCGCGATGAATATGCGGCAAAGCTAAAGCTATTCCGTGCCTGGATTGACGCAATAAGGAACGGGATAGCATCGAAGGAACACCCGGATTTTATTGCCCTTCAAAAATGGCTGGCTGACTATTTTACAGCAGATAAGATAAGGTTGTTCCAACGATGATTTATCTTGTCTCATCATTCTACCGTTCAGGTACGTCAATGATGATGCGTTGCCTTGCTGCGGGTGGCATGGAGATCGCCTATACCATGAAGCAAACCAACCATGTAGCATTTCACGGGTACGAACCAACGCCGGGCGGGGTGTATGAAACTGCCGCGTATGAGTTCAGGCGGCCTGATTTTATTCAAGCATACGACAGAAAGGTAACGAAGATCCCACTTCATACGCTTTTAGATTTGCCGAAATATGATTATAAGTTGCTGTTCATGCTTCGGGACCCGGAATCTATCCGGCGGTCAATGCTTAGGTATTTGCCCATGGCATTGTTTTGGAACGAAGACTTGACGTGGTTTTATTCGCAGGCTGTTTTGGTATTGTTAGCCGAGTTGGAAAGGCGTGGCGATTTCAGTGTATATGAAATATGGTATGAAGGCATTATTGCTAATCCCATATTAAAATTTTCCCAAATACGTGACTTCGGCTTTCCGATTGATGTCGAGAAAGCGTCTGCTGTGGTGGACGCACGTTTAGAACGCAATAACAAAGAAAGGATAAATAATGCGTAATTGCCCTGTATGCACGAGCGGAAAAAGAGAACTTGTTTTTTCAATGGGATATAAAGTCCCTGATGGCTGGCCCTTGCCAGACCAGATCGATTGGCACAAATGCCGTTGCGGGATGATTTATGGCGATGGCAATTTCAATCAACAAATGCTGAATGAGTATTACCAGAAGTATTATGGCTTTGGGGTGAATAGTCAGGATGTGGTAGACAGATTGGAAAGCATTGCCCTTGACATATTTCAGCACTATCCCAAAGATACCCGCGTGGTAGACTTCGGCGGGAGCGGTGACGATGGGAAGTCTGTCCTGATTGAAAGTCTAAAAGGCTTAGGTTTCGAGAATGTCTATAACGTCAATGCGGGCGATCCTGTTCCATCTTGTGACATCCTGCTGGCTAGTCATGTCATCGAACATATTTACGACATGAACAAAGACATGGGCAGGATAATCCACGCCATAAGTCATAACGGGCTTTTGATTGTAGACGGGCCAGACGCAACAGGAATAGCACAACACTGGAAAACGCCACTGCTTGATTTTCATACCAAGCATGTAAACCATTTCAGGCTTGTGGACTATCTTCGGTTAATGGAGCAATGGGATTTTGAGTTGGTAGACTCGCTTCGCTATGTGGATGTCAGAAGTAATCAAAAAGCCAACTGCTTCAGGCTGTACTTCCGGCGCTTTGATGTGGCAGAAAGTTCACGGGAAAATATAAAGACTAAAACCGGGATCATGCTGGATAAACTCAAGCAGATTGATTACCCCGTAAACTTTTGGGGGTTGGGTGATCTTGCATGGCACTTACTGTCTCAGGTAAACTTGGATGTGCTGAACTATATAGACAGTGACCCAGCGTATGTTGGTAAGACATACACGGGTAAGCCCGTCCTAAAGCGCCCAGACAATGACGCTCCGATTGTAATCGTGGCACAGGGACAGCGGGATAATCTTCTCGCTTATATAAAATCCTTAGACATTCCAAACAAGGTGATTAGCATATGAAATTAACACAACAAGAACAGGCAAACAGAGAAGCACTAAGGGCAATCAAGCCAATCGTTTACGAAAAGTGCCTGCGCTTCCCCGACCAGTTGGCGGCGGGCAAGTCTATTGCATTGATACAATTGCAATATAAATACCTTTGCAACTTTCACTGCTCGCATTGTTCGGTTGCCACGTTCAGAAAGCAGGAACACGAAAGGCAACTGGACATTCCCACAGTCAAGCGGGTATTCGATGAGGCGCACGCGTACGGGCTGGCGCACATGGGGATAAGCGGCGGCGAGCCTTTGGTATTCAAGGAACTTGAGCAACTGATTGAAGCCATCGGGCCGGAGCGGTTTCACATCCAGCTTGACACAAACGGCTGGCTGATGGACTTGCCAACAGCGAAGCGCATGAAGTCGCTGGGAATAGACAAGGTACAAATCAGCATAGACGGACTGGACGCGGGCGAGCATGATGCGTTTAGAAACAAGCCCGGAAGCCATGAGCGGTGTATGCGGGCCATTGACGCGGTGCAAGCGGCTGGTTTAGCCTTGCAGGTTGCCACAGTGGTGGGACATGAGCGAGCGCAGTCGGAAGAATTTTATGAATTTGTGAAGTTGATGAATTCCAAATGCGCGCCCGTTAGCATGATTTACGCCAAGCCCGTTGGTGAGTATGCCCATCGTCTTGACTTGATGTGTACGCCCGAAGATATTGCACATTGTAAGAGACTTCAAAAA